TAAGCCCATAAATTACCCCAAATGCGTGCTATAGCTGTTAATTTCGCTGCCTGGTGTTCCGGTAACGATGTCGCCTAAGATACCTTCAATCAGCGTAAAAACTGTCTCAGCGCTTGCGCCGTCTGCGTATTCTACTTCAACTACGTCAGCCTTAACTTTCTTAATCTTGCCGCCTCTGTCTAGGTCTGGCGCCAAGCTGTTAGGCGACTCAATCTCACGCAGTGTGGCCTCGGCAACTGCCTTCTTCAAGCTATTCGGTATTAGGTCATCGTCTAACTCTTCATCGTATATATATACTTCATCGCGTGGCCATTCTAGCTCTTGAGCGCCATATTCAGTGGGTTCGCCGGGGAAGTATGCTTTATAGCGTGCGTCTATAGCCTGAGTAGCTCTTATTATTGCTTGCTGCTGTGCGAGAGGTGTAGCATCACTCCAAGCGCTATTACCGCGCAGAGTATGATAGGAATCGACGTAATCATAAGTAACGTAGCTATTAGCGTCTGTTACTATAGAGCCGTCTTCAACTATTAATATATCGGGTGATACTGGCATTTAAAAACTCTCCCTATATTTACAAACAAATTAAGAACATTGCGTTTGCTGCGTGATTTTGTCTTGTGCTCATCCCAGGTTTTCGGCTCGGTAGCTTCATCAGCCACAGGCTCGGCAACTTCTGGCTTTGCTTCTGATGCTACAGGCTTTTTCTCAGATTCAACGATAGTAGCATCTTCAGCTTGAGCTTGTTCTTTAGCAACAGGCGTAGCAGACCACAATTCAGGGCGGTTTTTAAGTATTTCCCTAGCGTCAACGCTATGCAATGCTTTTGACTCGCCCGTCTTGCGATTGTAGATTAACACGCGATTCTTTGGCGCTCTGGTTAGAGTGACATTGACATTCGCTGTATTCTTCTGTGTTTCGTTAACAACTTTCATAGATTACACCACCAAGTGAGCAGTATAATTGATTGACGCAACAGGGCTATTAGCTGGTGAAGGATTGTTTACTACAGTGTAAGCGCGGATGTGAGATTTGATAGCACCTTCAGGGCAGTTGTGGAATTTAATCTCATGCTGACCAGTGCCTACAGCGGTATCGCCAACCATGCCAGCAGCAGGGCCGAGGTTGAGTATTCCAAGGTCTACGATGTCAGAGTCGAACTCGTCATCAGAGCCTTGAATTTTCACCTGAAAGGTTTCCCCTGTGCCGTTAGTAATGGCGGTAACGTTCACGATAGCTCTTGCATCCATACGAGCATCGCCCACATCGATTTCTTTTGCTGAATCGTCTACCTGAGCGGCAGCGCTAGTAGTAATTGCACCAGCATCTTTTAATTGAGTCTCAGAATCATAAGTGCCGAGACGAATGTTGTTGGACATTTGTAAAACTCCTTAGTAAATATAGGTAAAAGGCGGGGATTGCCCCCGCCGCGTTAATCGTGAGTATCGGTTACGCTACTACAGCGCCGTCGATAATATCCCGAAGCCTTGAAGCAGCTCTACCGTGCATGAGGGCTATAGCAATATCCCATTCAACACGAGTTCTGTATACAGGCTTGTCGTCGATTTCGCCCAAATCGCGAGGATTAAGAGAAGCCGCACCCTGAATACCAGTCAGATGATTTTCTTTAAAAGAAACAACATAAATGCTGGTATTTACGTCAGAACCGCCAGCGTCAGAAGCAGCTTCTTCAAATGGTAAAACAGTGTCGCCACCGCTCGCATCTTCGAGCGCTACTACTGGAAGCTCAGAATAAAACATTACTCTGCGACCAAATTCGTCAGGGCGAAAGTCGATGTTACCACCAACAGAGCTATTTCTAGCAGCCTGAGTAAGCCTTCGGCGCATAGCTTTTGAAAGCAGAATGTGAGTAGGTTCCATGACAGCGTCAATAGCTTCGTCGAGCTTGTTGAGGCTGAGAACTTCGCCGCCAGCAGGTGAGTCGGCACGTTTGTTAGAAATAACCTGATCGCCAGTCAGTCGAGACTGAAGGCCATCAAATTCTTTCGGGTTAGTGCTTGAGTCGCCTTTGATGAAAGCTCTTTGAAAATCTTCCATAATAGCTTTGATTTTCATGCGTTCCTGCACTGAGCGGGCGTCTTCGCCTTCGTTAGTAACGATGAACCTGTCAACGTCGATGTCACCGCCAGAAATTCTGAGAGGCTCAACAACAGGATTTATAGCGCCAACAGAAGCGGTGAAGCTTTCGTTTACACCACGGAAAGCTACTGCGGGCAATTCGCCTTCCTGATTATACTGATAAGCGGAACCTTGAATGGTCTTGAATGGAAGCAGACGAGTAATCTCGTTAGCTTCCGCGAACATCTGAACAACAGCAGCCTCGAAATATCGACCTGCGTTAGCGTGCATTTTTGCACTTTCAATGAGTGTAAGAGCAGCCATGTTTGTTAACTCCTTAAAGTTTGGTTAAATATGGCATGTCATACCTCTGCCGTTGTTGCCCATCCCGCCACCAGGCACGATAGTAGCTTTGAGAAGCCTATCTTTATGAGGGTCATTCTTGACCAAAAGCTCAATAGCTTCTTCAAAAGTAGCTTCACTACCAACCTGCTTCTCGGATAGCATAGGTCTTCCGTCCTCGCCGATTGCTTTAATCTTGCCGGTTTCATGGTCTAATTGGAAATATTTGCCGTATTTGGCTTCAACCCAGTCAGGTGGCACGTCTAATTTTTCTGTGATATATGCACTGTTCGCAAACTTGTTGCCGATTTCGGTCTTGTGGTAAAGCTGCTTGAACTGTTCAGCCTCTTTAATAGCCTTGTCTAAGCGAGCTTGATACTGCTGTTCTGTTTCATTCAGTCTTTTTTCGCTAGCTGCAACTATTTCAGCTTTGAGCTTTTCAACTTCGTCATTCTTGACCATTTCGTTTTCTTTAAACTGCTTGGCAATCTCAGCGTTCTTCTTGATTTCATCAAGGTCAACGCCTTTAAACATTTCAGCTTTCTTGGCAACATCTTCATATTTCAATCGCCATTCTTTGTTTTCTTCGTTGAGCTGATGATGTTTGTTGAAAGCTTTGTTTGCGTCAAAAGCAATCTCAGTGCCGTCGTCTTCTTTGATGTATAAAGGACTTCCGTCTTTTACAATCACATGCCCGTCTGCGTCGAGTTTTAATTTGTAAGCCATGATCTTCCGATCTCCTTTTATGCGTTTCCACGCTTGTAAAAATTTATGTTGTGGTAAATTTACCATGTGGTTTTTTTAACCACACCTAATTCATAACCTTTTTTTGTATCTTTTGTCAAATATTTTTGTCGGTGGACTTGCGCTACCAGCTAATTTGCAAGCAATTTCATGAAATAGCTGTGAAAATAGCTATAGAAAAAGATGATGATATGTGCTATTATATTGCAAGGAGATTATATGAAAATACAGCCGTGGCAATTACAACAAAGACAAGGACAGCCTCTAGAGTTTAAAGAGGCAATGACTGCAACCCGTATTAAAAATTTTTACCAAAAACTAGACGGAGAGGTTTACATAAGCTTTTCGGGTGGGAAAGACTCAACCGTCCTTCTTAATCTTGTGCGCCGCATCTACCCTGATGTGCCAGCGGTTTTTGTCGATACCGGGCTTGAATACCCCGAAATTAGAGAATTTGTTAAAACAATAGATAATGTTATCTGGCTTAAGCCTAAAATGCCATTCAATCAAGTTATACAAAAATATGGTTATCCTGTCATCAGCAAAGAAACAGCAGGAAAAATACATGAAATTCGCAACACGAAAAGCGAATTTTTGCTTAATAAGCGACTTTATGGCGATGAAAAGGGGAATGGTAAAATATCGGAGAAATGGAAGTTTCTCATAGACGCCCCGTTTTTAATTTCAGATAAATGTTGTCATGTAATGAAGAAAGAACCTGTAAAAAGATATGAAAAAACAACTGGGAAAAGTCCTATGGTCGGCACGATGGCTTCTGATAGCAGGCTCAGAAAAACAAGCTATCTTAAGAATGGCTGCAATTCTTTTAATGGCAGGGCAATGTCTACCCCCATGTCGTTCTGGCTTGAGCGCGACGTTTGGGATTATTTGCGTAAATATAGTATTCCATATTGCAAGATTTACGACATGGGCTATGAAAGAACGGGCTGCATGTTTTGCATGTTCGGACTGCACCTAGATAAAAAATGTAGGTTTGAGAGAATGAAAAAAACACACCCACAGCAATATAAATATTGCATGGAAAAATTAGGACTGTCAAAAGTGATTGAGTTTTGCGGATTTAAACCAGAAAAAAACTTATTCAATTTTGACAAATAAAAAGCTTGCAATCTGCCGAAATGATGTTATACTTAAATTATAGGAACAAAATAAAAAAAACTAGGAGAACTGAAATGAAAAAGATTATTGAAACCATAAAAGCGGAACTCAAGCCATTGTTTGCAAAACTGCAAGAAGATATGATAAAAAATATTATTGCAATGGGCAATGCCGCAAAAGCCCAAATCAAAGAAGAAAAAACATTCAACGCTTACAGAATATTTCAGATTAAACAGCAATATGGCCTGAACAAAAAACAAATGATGTGGCTAGAAGGCGGCGAAAGCTACCTTAAAATACAGGTTGCGAAAGAAATAGTAAGAGCGCAGGACAAAGTAGACGTAGCCGTAGCAAAGAAACTCAAAGGCGTAGACGTAAAAGAAATCAAAAACCTTTACATAAACAGAGGTAAAGACGGCTATGTAGAGGGTGCATGGCTCGTGAACGGAGACAAAACATTTAAGTTTGAAACCATTTATGCAGGCGGCTATAATATACAGTGCTTGCACATAAGAACACTGTATAGCTTCAAATAAGCTAGAGGCGGGGAGCAATCCCCGCTAACCAACTCAAAGACTAGGAGCTAAAAGCATGAAACAACCAACACAGCTTTTCAAAGACAATATCTGTCACCTTGCTAGAAAATACGCAGGCTGTTCGCCAGCAAAAACTGCGGCAATTAAGGCTTATGAGTGTCTTGCCGACGAGCAGTATAAAACATGCTGCGAACACTTCCCAAGCTACGAACAAGACTGTAGCAACGCAGCCGTTGCAGCGTTCACCCGATGGATTAGAAAAGACAGGAGAAAATGAGCATTAATAATGCCTACAGAATTAAAATAACTTGCAAGTTCGCGGGAATTAGCTTATTATGGTTGAAATAATTTAAGGAGAAGTAAATGAGTGAAACAAAACACGCTGGCCTGCGCTTCAATC